CTGGCAGGGCTTAGTCAGGAACAGCCTGGGGAGACGGAAGATGGACTGGTATAAGGTGTGGCTGGTGGCTTCCGGAACCGACGGGGATGCGGAAAGCGGACCCAGGGAGCCGATGTGGTGGAATGACATGGAGCAGGCACCGGACAGGGCGACCGCAATCAGACAGGCCAACGCAAAGGCCAGACGCCAATGGGAAGAACCGAATGAATATGCACCCGGTGTAGAGGCTCCATCGGGAAAAGAAATGGGGCTGGAATGCCCGGTCTGTACGGGTGCCGTGAAAGTGACTGAGGAAGAGTACCGGGCATGGAAAAAGGAACTGGAAGAGTTCACGGAGTTACCATTTGAATAAGAGATTTCCGAGTGCAGAAGCGTAAGGCTTCTGTATCTCGTAGCGATAGATGGACGGCTTGCCATAGGGCAGGCCCATTTTTATGCCATTTTTTAAGGAGGTGGAGGGCATTGCGGAAACTGAAACGATACAAACCGACCAGATTTAAGGCAAAGGACTCGGTGTACAGCAAAGAACTGGCGGATTATGCGGTCAGCTTTATCGAGTGCCTCTGCCATACGAAGGGTACCTGGGCGGGAAAGCCCTTTGAACTGATCGACTGGCAGGAGCAGATCATCCGTGACCTTTTTGGGACAATCAAGCCCAATGGTTACCGCCAGTTCAATACTGCGTACATCGAAATCCCGAAAAAGCAGGGAAAATCGGAGCTTGCCGCTGCGGTGGCCCTGCTCCTTTGCTGCGGGGATGGGGAGGAACGGGCCGAGGTGTACGGCTGTGCCGCCGACCGGCAGCAGGCCACCATCGTGTTCGATGTGGCGGCGGATATGGTGCGGATGTGCCCTGCCCTTTCCAAGCGGGTAAAGATCCTGGCTTCCCAGAAGCGGATCATTTACACGCCGACCAATTCTTTCTACCAGGTGCTTTCTGCGGAGGCGTACTCCAAGCACGGGTTCAACATCCACGGGGTGGTGTTTGACGAGCTGCATACCCAGCCGAACCGGAAGCTCTTTGATGTTATGACCAAAGGCTCCGGGGACGCCCGGATGCAGCCTTTGTATTTCCTCATTACCACGGCGGGGACGGATACCCATTCCATCTGCTATGAGACACACCAGAAAGCCAAAGACATCCTGGAGGGGCG